CTCGTCGTCACCCTTGTGCGCCCCAGCCAAGTTACGAACGTCATACCGCTCGCAGGTGGCCGACATCGCCTGCACAATATTGCACACAAGCGTGAACGGGTCCCCTGAGGGTAAATTGAGCCTCAATATGGCCTGATAGAGGTTCGGTGACATGCTTTGGAAAGAGTACTCGCAACGCCGTTCCACGTAAAAAACGGCATCACGCGAATCCCCCCCGCACATCACATACAATGCTGCAAAAACCAAAACTGAAACAAGAGTGTGTGAAGAATCCTGCCGTGAAATGTCAATTTGAACATTCGCCTCTTGCACGGCAGAGGCTATGCCAGCTTCGCGCAAACGCCTGCCGAATTCTCGATCCGAAAGCCCGACATCGATGACCAGATTCGGCCGCACAACTTCCACGAGCCGGTCGCAAAACGAACGTGCCTTAGGACCAAAGAAGGCATTATACGACTCCTCGGAGGCGATGACTGTCTGCCCATGCGTCCAAGAGGCACTAAAGCCAGCCTCAGCTTTGACCTTGTCCTGCGTCTTCAGGAAAGCACTATGGCGTGTGGTGGATCCACTCTCCAAATGCACATTGACGGCTGAGGCCAACTTTACCAAATACGCCGCGCTACGGCTAGAAAGCCACTCATCAGCGGCGGAGTACAAAGGGAAAGTGGTGTACTCATCCTGGACGTAAGAATAACAAAAGCGCCGAAACATGAACCGCGCCTGACGCAAAGTCTCGCTAGGTGACTCGAAAATTGGCTTAACAGAAGTCTGCCTCAAAGCCACATTACGCAAATCATCAAACGTGTTATCACCACGCTGCTGCACGGCCAACTTGTCAGCTCCTTCGATACCAGACCTGGGCTTCGGTTCAAACTTTATCTCAAACCCAGTCCCGATCTTCCCAAGGGACCCCCTTTTTGGGATGACCATGTCCAAAGCATGCGCATGGTCGAAAATGTGGTCGTGCTGCGAGTGCTCTGCGACGAACACTTCAACCTCCGCCAAGGAAACGACAGAAGGCATTTCGACCTCAGGTGTCCACGGGTCATCAATCTTGGTGGCCGAGACCACTTTCGAGTTGACGACGCCCCCGTCGCGAAGATCAAGCAAGAACTCGTCAACTGGGTCGCCATCAATAACCAACCTATCGAGATGGAAAGGGGCTATCAACGAATGTTCCTTGGCATAGCCCTGGACTTCTACCCTGACCTCCAAACCAACGGCAAAAACCATAGACGCCAAAGCGCTCTGCAAGGTCACAAGCAAAACCTCACTGTGCCTCGAGATGGCGACGTAAAGCTGATTTGCATTTGACCTA